ATGTCCGATGAGGACGCTCAGCGTCTAATCGACGGCGGTCACCTGACCGGCGGCAAGCGCCCACAGGAGGGCTAATCAAATGGCAGAACTCATCGGCGGCGCAACCGCCACCTTGACAATTGGCGGGGTCGACCTCTCCGACAAGATGACCAGCGCGAGCCTCGACATCGAATACGACTCAGTTACCACTACAGCATTTGGCGATTCGGTGGAAACGCTGATCGGCGGGATCGGCCGGGGAACGCTCAACATAGTTTTCAACCTCGACTTTGCGGCCTCAGAGGTCGACGCGACACTCAACGGCCTCGCCGGCACCCTGACCGCGTTCGTGTTCAAGCCGACCAGCGCGTCGGTGAGCGCCACGAATCCCAGCTATGCCGGGTCCGCCCTCGTCACATCGTTGACACCGATCAGCGCCGAGGTGGGTTCGCTAAGTACCGCATCGGTGTCCTGGCCCGTATCCGGGGCGATCACCCGAGCAACCAGCTAACCGGGGAGCGGGGGCAACGATGAAGAACTCGATGAAGATCACGTTGCGTGTGCTGCACGACGGCACCGAGTCCGTCCTGACCGCCGGACCCGCCGTCATCGTCGCTTTCGAGCGCAAATGGGGCGTCGGGATCGGCAAGGCAATGGCCGAGGTCAAGGTGGAGCACATCGCCTGGCTCGCCCATCAGGCGGCATGGCGCGAGGCGCAGAACAACGGCGGGTCGGTGAAGCCGTTCGACGGCTGGCTCGACGGCCTCGAGGACATCGAAGCCGTCGCCGAGGACGACGACGAAGTCCCTTTGGCTGGGACTCCCTGACCGTCCAGGTCGCCGCTTTGGCGGTGCGGACAGGGATCGGCCCCATGGACCTCCTCGAGTGCCCGCCTGAGGTGCTGAACGCCATGTGGCGTGTTCTCGAGTACCAGGCAGATGAGCAGGAGAAAGCGAGGCAGCGCCGCTAATGGCTCGACGCACGTCAAGCAACAAGACGATGGTCGCCATCGAAATGTTCGGCATGGACGAGTTCCTCCGCGAGCTGCGTTTCGCCCCCGCTGAAACGAAGAAAGCCGTCAAGCAGGGCAACAAGGTAATCGCCGACAAGGTCGTCGTCGAAATGAAGAAGCGCGCCCGGGTCGTGTTTCACGCCCAGCAGTACGCGACGGTTCTTCCGTCGCTGCGGGCTGTCCAGGGCACCGTCCCGAAGGTGAAGATCGGCGGGGCGAGGAAGGCAGCGGTGTCGCGTCGCAAGGATCGGCCGGCCGCCGGCGAGCTTGTGACGGGTGTCGAGTTCGGTGCGAAACGCAGAGGGCCACGCACGCGGCAGTTCCCAATGGCTAAACGCGGCGGTTTCGTCCTGTTCCCGACGATCCACAACCTCCACGGCTTCATCAAGAAGGAATACACAGCCAACATCGAGAAGGTACTTAGAAAGGTGGCGGGCTAATGGCATCAACGACCAGAACACTCACCACAAACTTTGTTGGTCGTACCAGCAACCTCGAAAAGTCGTTCAAGCGGGTTTCTAAGGGTTCGGCGCTCATGTCGGACAACCTGATGCGGACGACGCGGATGGCCGGCCTCGGGTTCGCTGCCCTCGGCGGTGTCGTCATCGGTGCCGCTGCGGCGCTGAAGCCGATGATCGACAAGGCCGCCGCGATGGAGGAGGCGCTAAGCAAAAACCAGTTGCTTCTGGGCGAGTCGTCGAAAGCGGTCGAAGCGTTCGCCGACACGTCGCTGGAGTCGTTCGGTGTCACGAACCTGGCGGCGCTGCAAGCAACAGGCGTGTTCGCGAGCCTCGGCGACGCAATGGGCATGTCGGAGGAAGCATCCGCGTCGATGGCGACGACCCTCACCGGCCTCGCCGGCGACCTGTCGTCCCTGCACGACGTCTCGGTCGAAACGGCCCTGACGGCGCTCCGTGCCGGCCTCATCGGCGAAGCCGAACCCCTCCGCAAGCTCGGCATCCTCCTCGACGCCGCAACGATCAAAAGCAAAGCCCTCACGATGGGCCTCATCAAGAACACGAAGGATGCTCTAACCCCGGCGATCAAATCGCAGGCCGCTTACGCCCTCATCCTCGAAAAGGGCGCTACGGCGATGGGCGACTTCGCCCGCACATCGGATTCGGCAACGAACGCGACGAAGAAGCTCGCCGGCGGATGGGAAGAGCTGCAAGTCAAGATCGGCACGGCGATCCTGCCGTTTTATACGGACATGATCAACCACCTGGTCGACGTGATCCTGCCCGCTGTCAACCAGTTCTTCGACGACCCGTCATGGGAGCAGGGCGCACTCCTCGCCGGCAAGGCAGCCCAAAACGGTTTCGTCAAGGGCTTTGTCGGGTTCACCCTGGCGTTAGGCGGGGCGATCCTCAGCCCGGCAAGTCTCGCATTCGCCGCGCTGAAGGATCTCGCCACCAGGTCCGGTGAAGAAGCCGGCGATGAGGCAGGCAACGCGATGACCCGGGGTTTCGCCGCCGCCATTGAACAGTTCGGGCGGATGAACCCGGACTGGGATCGTGGAGATTGGGAAACAGCAGGCAGGAACGCCGGCGCGGCCTTTTATGGCGCAGCTGGCGAGATGGCCCCCGGTCCCGGCTTCCCACCGTTCGGTCCTGAACCGTTCGTACCCGGTCCGACGGTCCCCGGCCCTGGCTTGCCGCCGGACAAGCCGTTCGTACCTCCACCGTTCGTACCCGGTCCGACGGTCCCCGGCCCTGGCTTGCCGCCGGACAAGCCGTTCGTACCACCGTTCGTCCCACCACCGTTCGTACCACCGGTCATACCTCCACCGTTCGTACCCGGTCCGACGGTCCCCGGCCCTGGCTTGCCACCGTCCGGCGGTGGCGGGGGCGGGTTCACAATGGACCCCGGGCAGCGCGGCGGTATCAACGTGACGATCGTCGCGCCGGCGGTGTCGGGCCTGGAAGTAATCGAAGCAATAGGAAAGTACGTGGACGACAACGGCCCGCTGCCGCCGCATTGGCAGCAGGGCGCTAACTAGCTGATGGCAGCGCCGACGTTCGTTGTCCACATTTTCCTCGACGGGTCGCTCCGGGTTGTTACTGCTGATGTCCGCTCGATCAAAATCAGGGTCGGCCGGCAGCGTGTCCTGGACTCGTTCACCGCTGGGACGTGCATTCTGGCGCTCAACAATGACGACAACAAGTACGGCCCGCTAACGGGTGGCACCTACGGCGACGCGCAATGGATCAACGCGGAGATCCGCATCAACGTGTTCCTGAACTCGGCGTCGCAGCCGACAACCCTGTTCCGCGGCAACATCGACGACACCGATGTGACGTACCCGGATAAAAATCAGTCTGTGATGATTGTGAAGGCGTCCGATGGGCTGTCGAAGCTGGCCCGCACCGAACTCGTCGACGACATCAACGGGGTGACCGGCAGCGCAACGTTCGTCGAGCAGGTCGGTTCGGCGCGGTTCACGGCGATCCTCGACAACGCCCAGGTCGACTACCCGGATTCATCAAACCCGGTGGACCGTGCTATAGACACGTCGTCGGTGACGATGGCCGCCGAGGTTGTCGCCCGCCTCCAGACAGCGACGTACACGGCTCGCCTCGCCCAATCGGAGGACGGTGCCATCTTCTGCCGGCAGGGCCTCCCAGGGGGCGCTGCGGCGGCGTCAACGAAGCGAGGCAACGTCCTGACGTACAAGGCCCGCAACTCGGCGTCGTTCGTTACCGGGTTGACGTTCGGCGGGTCATCGACCGGCGCATCGACGCCTCCTATGACGAATTTTCAGACCTCATATGGTAGTGAACTTTTATTTACCAGAGGTATCTACGCGGGGTCCACAGGCGACGACCAGACCTACGACGAGAATGTGATCGGCCAGCCCGCGTACGGCATTAGAAACATTGTGCGACGGAACCTGTTGAACCTGAACAACGCGGACGTACTCAAAGCGTGCAAAAACTTTGTCGCGCTGCATTCCACGCCGGCGCTTCGCATCATTTCGCTGGATTGCAAACCGCGATCCATGACCGAAGCCCAGGCCGAAAAGGTAGCCAAACTAGGCATTTTTGATGGCCTGGAGGCGCTGTTCACGCCGGCCGGTTCAAGCGATGCGCAGCGCCGCCGCCTACGCGTCGAGGGTGTCCGCCATGACATCACCCCGAACGACTGGTCGATGCGTTTGACTACATCAGGAACCGGCGAGAATACGTTCCTGATTCTCGACAGCGCCCTCGAGGGTCACCTCGACGCAAACAAGCTCGCCCCGTAGGAGGCAAATATGGCCCAGCAAACATTCTCAGGAGTGCCCGCCGAGTTCACAGCCGGCGAGGTGCTGTCCAGCTCAGACCAGAACCTGCTGCGCGACTTCCTGATTGCCCAGATCAAGGAAGGCATGACCGGCGACACGGGCGAGATCCTCCCCATGATCATGGATCTGACAAACAACCGCATCGTGTTGGATTCGGGCGGCCTCGAGTTCTCCAACGGGTCGACGCAGACGGTCGCGGCAAGCGCCATCGGGTTTTCCGGCACCACAGCCGACGGGCTGCTCACCTACTCGTCGGCGACGGAAATCGCCACCGAGTCGACGGCGACGTATGCGTCCGACACGCTGACCCTGACCGGTGCCGGCGGCGGCCTGAAACTCGACGGCCTCAACTCGAGCAATGTGAACACCCTGGACGACTACGAAGAGGGGACGTTCGACGTGACGGCGACGGTCGCTTCGGGCACCCTCACCGTCGACGTCCTCCGCGACACCCTGAAATACACGAAGATAGGAAACAGGGTTTTCATCATGGGTCAGATCGAGTTCACGACAGCGTCGTCACCTTCGGGGGCGTGGTCGTTGAGCGGCCTGCCGTTTACGAACACGAACACGGGTTCCTACGGCGTCAACAAGCGGCCGTACATCTCCACAGGTATCGAATCGCCGGCGACGGACATCGACCCAGGCTCGGCCTTCGGGTGGATCGAAGCCAACTCGACGACGATCACGATGTACCAGAGCGGCGTTGCGGCGACGGGGGTGCTGGACGCCAACCACATCGACACCGGAACGCACATTTTCATCACCGGCCAGTATGTCTGTGACACATAGCCCACAAGGAGGCCCAACATGGCACTGAGCAAAACCGTCCTGGTGGACAAGATCGAAGTCCTGGAGATGGGACAGATCCAGGTCCGCACAGCGACGTGTATCTCTGAGGACGGCGTCGAGCTGTCCCGTTCGTTTCACCGGCACGTCCTGGAACCCGGCGACGACACAACCGGGCAGGCCGACCGGGTCGCCGCTGTCGCAGCTGCAACATGGACGCCCGCCGTGGTCGCCGACTGGCAGGCGTTCGTCGCAGCGCAGGAACCCGCCGTCTAGTGACCTATCCGGACTATGCGGCCGACCTCGAGTACCTCGAGGGTTTCCGCGACGATGGGGACGAAAATGTACGACTACTAGAACCCCTCCTCGCTTTTAGGCTGAGCCGGGCGTACAGGGCCTCCAGGCGGCTCCGGGACCACCTACGCATCGAGAGTGCGGGACGCACCCGAGACGCACAGCAGTACCTGTACGACGGCTACAAGCGAGGCGACCCCGGCTTCAACCTGGCCGCCTGGCCCGACCGGATCATAGGAACCAGGAGCGGGTTCACGTTCCGAGGCTCCTGGCACATGGCCCAGGAGGACGGCTACGTGTACGCCGTGGACCTGACGCACCACGGCCTCCTCGACTGGACAGAGGTACACGACAAGCTCCGCGCCAGCGGCCTCCACGAAACAGTCCGAGGTGAACCCTGGCATCATCAATGCACCACGATCCGAGGACCACTACCCGGCCCGTTCCCGGACGGCACAACAGAAGAGGATGACGAACAGATGACCCCTGAGATGGAAGAAAGACTCGACGGATTGGCGACGTGGGTGTTCAACGGCACGACGATGATCCTGAAACGCATCGAGGAACTAGCGATGCAGATCGAAGGCACACCCCCGACGGAAGGTGACGACTGATGAAAGCCTATTTAGACCTCCTGGAGCGTTGCGCGATGACGTTCATCCAGTCATTCGCCGCTCTGCTGCTCGCTGACACGGCCGGCATCGACCTGTCCATCTCGACGGTGCAGGCCGCAGCCGTGGCCGGCATCGCCGCCGTCCTCGCCATCCTCAAAGGCTTCGCGGCCCAACGCCTCGTCGGTGACAAGTCCCCGTCCC